GGTAGAAGACGAAGAGATGACTATACTGATGGCGCTGTTCGTATACCAGTAAACTCAGCAAACCCGTAGGAGATAAATTATGGCAATAACATCGGCAATTTGTACAAGTTTCAAACAAGAAATTTTGGTTGGTACACACAATCTTACAGCAACAAGTGGAAACACTTTTAAAATAGCTTTATTCACAAGTTCAGCATCTTTAGGAGCTGGAACTACAGCTTATTCAACATCAAATGAAATTACAAACTCATCTGGAACTGCATACACTGCAGGTGGAGCAACACTTACAAGTGTTACGCCAACAACTGATGGAACTACTGCAGTCTGTGATTTTGCAGATGTAAGTTTTAGTTCTGCATCTTTCACAGCAAACGGTGCGTTAATTTATAACGATACACAATCTGACAAAGCTGTTGCAGTAATAGCTTTTGGTGGAGATAAAACTGTAACAAGTGGAACTTTCACAATTCAATTTCCAACAGCAGACGCATCTAACGCAATAATTAGAATAGCGTAAAGGAGTAACGCGGTATGTCCGTTACTAGAACCTTTACAGTAACGGTGGTTAGCACCGATAGTGGTAATAAATATTTTATCGATGGTGTTCAACAAGCTACTTTAGAATTAGTTGAAGGCGCAACTTTTAGATTTGATCAATCAGATTCATCAAACTCATCTCATCCATTAAGACTTTCTACAACAAGCAACGGTACACATTCTGGAGGAAGTGAATATACAACTAACGTAACAACTAATGGAACTCCAGGATCATCTGGAGCTTATACTCAAATTGAAGTAGCTTCTGATGCACCAACTCTTTATTATTATTGTACAAATCACTCTAACATGGGTGGACAAGCAAATACTCCTAACGTAGATTTTTGGGGCGCAGGTAATTGGAGTGCTAATCTTTGGGGAATAAGTGAAGCTTTTACAACAGGTTGGGGTGCTAAATCTTGGAATGATGGTGAGTGGGATCAACTTTCTGATGAAACAGTTTTTTTAAGTGGAGTATCTGCTACCGTTTCTATTGGAGAAGTTGATACATTTCCAGAACAAGGTTGGGGTAGAGATACTTGGAATTTTGAAACTTGGGGTGAATCAAGTTTAACAGTTGAGTTAACAGCACCTGATGCAATGATATCTAATGTTAGCATCGGTTCTGATTTTGGTGATGGTTCTTATGGACAAGAACAAGGTTGGGGACAATTTGTTGTAAACCCTGCAGACGTAATGGGATTAACAGGTGTAGCTTCAACAGCAAGTATTGGATCACCAACAATAATAGGAAACGTATCTTTTTCATTAACAGGAATTTCTGCAACTGTTAGTGTAGGAACAGTAACTGCAGCTTCTCAAATTATTGGATTAACTGGTCAAGCAATGACATCTGCAGTAGGTTCAATATCACCTGCAGACGCAATAGGGTTAACAGGATTTTCTTTAACAAGTAATGTAGGTGAATTTAGTATAACATCAAATCCTACTACTATACCAACAGGTTTAAGTATGACTTCTGCTGTAGGATCAATTGCTCCTGCAGATGTAATGGGATTGACAGGAGTCTCAGTAACTGCTAATGTTGGAACAATTGTTCCTGCGGATGTAATGGGATTAACAGGTGTTTCAGCAACAGCTTCTGTTGCTGCGTTTGGAACTTCCACTGGTTTTGGAATTCAAGCATATCAAGCTATTGACACAGGTTCTAATACAAGTTATACAGACGTAGCAGCGTAATAGGAGATAAAAATTATGGCATCAACATACACACCTTTAGGTATAGAACTTCAAGCAACTGGAGAAAATGCCGGTACATGGGGTACAAAAACTAATACTAATTTACAAATTATCGAACAAATTTCAGGTGGATATTCCGCACAATCAATAGCAGGTGGTGCACAAACTACAGCTTTATCAGTTTCTGATGGATCAACTGGTGCAGTTATGTCTCACAGAATGATTGAGTTTACAGGTAGTATTACTGGAAACCAAATTGTAACAATTCCTTTAGATGCACAAACATTTTATTTTTTAAGAAATTCAACATCAGGTGCTTACACAGTACAGTTTAAATATGCATCAGGTTCAGGAGATACTTTTACTTTTGCTACAACAGATAAAGGTGACCAACTTGTATTTGCTACAGGTAATGATGGGACTAACCCAGATATTTATACTTTAAGTTTTGGTGATGTAACTCTTACTGGAACTGAAACTTTAACAAATAAAACTTTAACTTCACCTAAAATTGGTACATCTATTTTAGATACTAATGGAAATGAATTAGCTTTACTTACAGCTACAGGTTCTGCAGTAAATGAATTTACAATAGCAAACGCTGCAACAGGTTCAGGTCCAACTCTTTCATCAACAGGTGGTGATACAAATATAGATATTAATATAACTCCAAAAGGAACTGGAGATGTAGTTCTTGCAGGAGATACTGTAAAAGTTGGAGACAGTGGAGCAGCAGCTACACTAACTTCAAACGGAGCAGGTACACTTACAGTAACAACAGGTGGAGCTTCAGACTTAGTAATGAGCACTAACTCTGGAACTAACTCAGGTACAATCACTATTACAGATGCTGCTAATGGAGATATAACTATTGCTCCTAATGGAACTGGACAAGCTAAAGCAGTAGACGCTGGAGATGCTACAGGTGCAATTAAAATTGCTGGAAAAGAAACTATATGGGTACCAGCTGTTGCTATGTATCCTAATTCTACAAATGGTGCAGAAGCTGCACAAGTAGAATTGTCAAATGGTCCAGAAATTAAAGTTTTAGATTTTGATAAAGATTCAGATGAGTTTGCTCAATTTGCTGTTGCATTTCCTAAATCATGGAATGCGGGAACAGTAACTTTTCAAGCTTTTTTCACTGCAACATCAACAAATACAGGAACTACAGCATGGGGATTATCTGGCGTGGCTCTAGCTGATAGTGGAGATTTAAATACAGCTTTCGGAACACAAGTCGTTGCAACAGCAAAGGCACACAGTGGTACATCAAACGATTTAGATGTTGCTGCTGAAAGTGGAGCAGTAACAATAGCAGGATCACCTGGTGCTGACGAATATGTTTTCTTTCAAATATCTAGAGATGTATCGGCAGATGATTTAACCGCTGATGCAAGATTACTTGGAATTAAACTATTCTTTACTACGAGTGCTGCTAACGACGCATAAGGAGTAGAATATGAGAGACCATAAATTAGACATTATCAAAGATGTTGACGGTAAAAGTTTAAAAAAAAATAAATCAAAAAGAAAAGGCTTTGGTTATCAGATACTAGGATTTGGTTCTGGTGGTGGAGCTACAGTATTTACTACTAACTTTTTAGTTATCGCTGGTGGCGGTGGAGCTGGAGGTGGCGGAGCCGGAGGTGGCGGAGCGGGAGGCTATAGAGCTTCTGGTTTTGGACCTTGTTCTTTACGAGCTACAGCTTTAGAACTTGAACCAGGTTGTTATACAATAACTATTGGAGCTGGAGGAACAGGAGCACCTGGACCTGCATATTCTGCAGGGGCGACTAATGGAGGTAGTTCAATTTTAGGTGCATGTGGTGTTGAAGGATGTAACATGATTACCGCTTCTGGTGGTGGAAGATCAGGAGGTCAAAGTGGTGGAGGGGCCGACGGTGGTTCTGGTGGTGGAGGAGGTTTATTTTCTTCTGGAGGAACTAATGGAGGTAAAGGTTTAGGAAACACAGGAAGTTTTGATCCCTCTGAAGGAAACAATGGTGGTACTAGTACAGCTGCACACGTAAATGGTAACGGTGGAGGCGGCGGAGGAGCTGGCTCTGTAGGATTACCTGGACCAGCAAACAGTGGAACCGGAGGAAACGGAGTCCCTAATAATATTGGTGCATGTGGAACACCTTTTTCAAGAGTAAATTTTGCAGGAGGAGGAGCATCTTCTGGAGGATCTAGATGTTCACCATCTGGTGCAGGAGCAACTAATTCAAATGGTACTGCAAACTCAGGTGGAGGAGGCGGAGGTGGTACAGGCCTTGGTTGTGGAGGAAACGGTGGCGCTGGAGTGGTGATTGTAAGAGCACCTGCTAAAGCTAGTTTAAGTGTTACTCCGGGTGGAGCAACAGCAACACATCCAGGAGGAGATAAGATTGCAACTTTTACAGCTTCTGGTACACTAACAATAGCGTAAGGATAATTATATGGCAAACTTTGCAAAATTAAAATCACAAACAGATCCAACAGGATTTACTTCTGATACACATTTAGTTGTAGAGAATGTAGTAGTTATAGCTGATGATGTACCTACAGCAGCAGGACCATTAGGAGAAAATGATATGCACGTTGATGGTGAAACATATTGTCAAACTCTTTTTAAAGGTGGAACTTGGAAACAAACTTCTCTCTCTCATAATTTTAGAAAACAATACGCAGGTTTAGGATATGTTTATGATGAAGCAAAAGATATATTTATTGCTCCTCAACCATTCGCATCTTGGACTATAAATAATGATAATGATTGGGAGGCACCTATTACGTTTCCATCAATAATTGATGATGGACAAGAAAGTCCAGAATGGACTTGGAAAATTTCATGGGACGAAGATCTTTATCAATCAGACAATAGTAAAGGTTGGTTTGGTTTTAAATCAAACGCTACAGAAGATCCAATACCTCTATATGACTGGAATGGTTCTGATTGGATATTAAGATAGTTGACAATCTAAAGTTAATTTAGTAAATTTAATTTTACTAAAAAGAAAGTATGAATAAAGATAAGTCTTTTATAAAAAAAATAAATAATGCTTATTCTAAAGAATCTTGCGTTAAATTAATTAATTGGTTTGAAAAAAATAAACATAAAGCTAAAAAAGGTTTAACTACAGGAAAAGATTTAGATAATTTAGAAATTTGTATTGAAGTAAGAGAAGAAAAAAACTTTTTTAATTTAGGTAAAACATTAAAAAAATGTATTCTTAGTTTTAAAAAAACATACCCAGAAATAGATACACATTTGTGTAAATGGGATTTAGATCCTTACATTCAATTAATGAAATATAAACCTGGTAAATTTTATGATCAATTACATTGTGAAAACGATGGCACTCCAGCTGTTTCTAAAAGAGTATTTGCTTGGATGATTTATTTAAATACTATTAAAAAAGGTGGAGGCACTAAGTTTATTTATCAAAATAAAACTTTAAAACCTGTAGCAGGGGATTTTTATATTTGGCCTGCTTATTGGACTCATTTTCATAAAGGTGTAGTTGCTCTAAAAGAAGAAAAATTTATTTTAACTGGATGGATTAATTATGTTTAATAAAGGAAAAAAGAAATGAACCTTTCAAATTATTATTGGTTTTTTGAATCAGTTATTCCAAATAGAATTTGTGATGACATTGTTCGTTATGGTAATCAACTTCGAGATCAAATGGCAGTTACAGGAGGACTAGCAGATAAAAAATTAAATAAAAAAGAAATAGCAGATTTAAAAAAGAAAAGAGATTCTAGTATTGTTTGGATGAACGATAGATGGATATATAAAGAAATACAACCTTACATAAAAACTGCAAATAAACATGCTAATTGGAACTTTGACTGGGATTGGTCTGAGTCTTGTCAGTTTACAAAATATAATAAGGGTCAGTATTATGATTGGCATTGTGATAGTTGGGATAAACCATACGATCAGCCTGATACTCCATCACATGGAAAAATTAGAAAACTATCTGTTACTGTAAGTTTATCAGATCCAAAAGATTATAAGGGTGGTGAATTAGAATTTGATTTTAGAAACTTAGACCCTGATAAAAAACGTAATGTTCACAAATGTACAGAGATATTACCTAAAGGATCTTTAGTTGTATTTCCTTCGTTTGTGTGGCATAGAGTATGTCCAGTTAAAAAAGGATCAAGATATAGTTTAGTTATTTGGAATTTAGGATGGCCGTTTAAATGAAAAATTATCCAAAACAATTACAAAGAGATGATTATTTTAAATGTCCTATATGGTTTGCAGATGAACCAGCTTTTGTAAATAGTTTAAATAAAGCTTCTGATAAATACATTAAAGAATCTAAAAAATTATTAAAACCACAAATTAATAAACGTAATAAAGATTTTGGTAATAAGGGAGACATGGGTCATGTATTTCATTCTAAAAGTTTAATCGGAGATCCTAAGTTTATGAAACTTGCAGAATATGTTAGTGCAACAGCACATAACTTATTAGAAGAAATGGGTTTTGATTTAACTAACTATCAAGTATTTATTACTGAAATGTGGGTGCAAGAGTTTTCTCAAAAAGGAGCTGGTAATCATTCTTTACATACACATTGGAATGGACACATATCTGGTTTTTATTTTTTAAAAGCTGGTGAGGCAACATCAATGCCTATATTTGATGATCCTAGACCAGGCAATGTAATGAACTTATTACCTGAAAAAGATAAAACAATTCTGACATATGCATCGTCACAAGTAAACTACAAAGTAAAACCTGGAAGAATGATGTTCTTTCCTTCATACATGCCACATCAATATACAGTGGATATGGGATATGAACCTTTTAGATTTATACATTGGAATTGTCAGGCTATACCAAAAGGAGTGTTAAATGTCGTTCAAAAAAAATAAATATACAATTTTAAAAAATGTTATTTCTAAGGAATTAGCAAAATTTATTTATAAGTATTTTTTGAATAAAAGAAATGCTGCAAGAATATTGTTTGATGAGAGGTATATATCACCTTTCACAGAATATTGGGGCACATGGAATGACCCTCAAGTTCCTAATACTTATTCAGATTATGCAGATGTTGCAATGGAAACTTTGTTACAAGAAGTAAAACCTGTTATGGAAAAACACACAGGATTAAAATTATTAGAGACATATTCTTATGCACGGATTTATAAAAACGGAGATGTTTTAACTAGACACAAAGATAGATTTAGTTGTGAGATATCTACCACATTAAATTTAGGCGGTGACCCATGGCCTATATATCTTGATCCAACAGGTAGAATGGGTCAAGCGGGTGTCAAAGTAGATCTTAAACCTGGTGACATGTTAATCTACTCTGGTTGTGATTTAGAACATTGGCGAGAGGAATTTACAGGTAAAGATTGTGGACAAGTATTTTTACACTATAACAGGGCAAAATCTAAATCAGCTAAAGAAAATTATTTAGATAAAAGACCCTCGATATGTTTGCCTACTCATTTTAAAGGACTTAAATTGACTAAGCCTAAGAAATAAGATATATTAAAAATCTAGTAAATTTGTTATAAGTGAGTCCATTATGTTACAAAAAATAGGATTTCAACCCGGCATTAATAAACAACTTTCTGAAACTGGAGCCGAAGGCCAGTGGACAGACTGTGATAATGTTAGATTTAGATATGGTATACCTGAAAAAATAGGTGGGTGGAACCAATTAGGAGCGCTTAATTCTAATGAACTAACAGGTGCTGGTAGAGGTTTACATCATTTTGTAAATACAGCAGGTAGAAGATATGCAATTATTGGCACTAATAGGATCCTGTACGCTTTCTCTGGTAACGTATTTTATGATATACATCCGATTAAAACAACGACAACGCTTACAAGTGCATTTAGCACGACCAACGGTAGTCCAGCTGTAACAATAACTTTTTCAACTGCTCACAATATATCGCCAAACGATATTATATTGTTAGATAATTTTACAACTATCACTGGTTCTAATTTTACCTCTTCTGATTTTGATGATAAAAAATTTATGGTAACATCTGTTCCTACAAGTACAACCCTTACAATTACAATGCCATCAAACGAATCAGGGGCTGGAGCAACAACATCAGGTGGGATTAGAGTACAACATTATTATCCTGTAGGCACAGCTGTTCAAGAAAAAGGTTTTGGTTGGGGTTTAGGTACATATGGTGGTGAGGATACTGGAGCAGTAACAACCACTTTAAATGGAGCAATAGATGCTAGCACAACAACTATAGTTTTAACAAATGCTTCACAGTTTCCATCAACAGGAACTAACTTCGTATTGATTGGAACAGAAATGATTCAATACACAGGTATAAGCAGTAATACCTTAACTGGTGTAACACGAGGTACTCGAGGAACTACTGCTGCATCTCATAGCGACGGAGTCACTGTTACTAATGGTACAGATTATGCTGCATGGAATGAACAGACAGCAGAAGGTTTGGCTTTAGATCCGGGTATGTGGTCACTTGATAATTTTGGTGACAAAGCAATTTGTTTAATACATGATGGTGCATGTTTTGAATGGAATTCAAACGCTACAAACGCTACAGAAACTAGAGCAACTATTATTTCGGGTGCACCAACAGCATCAAGGCACATGGTAGTATCGACACCGGATAGACACTTAGTATTCTTTGGAACAGAAACAACTATTGGAGATACATCTACACAAGATGATATGTTTATTAGATTTTCGGATCAAGAAGATATAAATACTTATACACCAACAGCAACCAATACAGCTGGTACACAAAGACTGGCCGACGGATCACAGATCAGAGGAGCTATTAGAGGTAGAGATGCAATTCTTGTTTGGACTGACACAGCTTTATTTACACAACGTTTTGTAGGTCAACCTTTTACCTTTGCCTTTTCACAGGTTGGAACACATTGTGGACTTGTTGGACAGAATGCATGTGTGGAAGTTGATGGTGCAGCTTATTGGATGTCAGAGAATGGTTTTTTTAGATATGGTGGTAAACTAGAATCGCTACCTTGTTTAGTAGAGGACCACGTTTACGATGATATAAATCTAACATCTGGTAATCAGTTGGTATCTGCAGGTTTAAATAATCTCTTTGGTGAGGTTATATGGTTTTATCCATCTGGCACATCAGATGTTGTTAATAAACAAGTTACTTATAATTATTTTGATTCATCACCACAAAGACCTGTATGGACTGTAGGCACACTTGCTAGAACTATGTGGAGAGACTCTGCTGTTTTTGGAACACCACACGCATTAGAGTACACTGCAGGTAATGATTCATCTTTTGATGTTGTGGGCAACACAGAGGGTAGAACTGCATATTACGAACATGAGATAGGAACTGATCAAAATAAAAACGGTACTATAACAGCGGTGTTATCAAACATATCTTCAGGAGATTTTGATATAACACAAGCAAGAGCATCAGCTACAGGACAATCAACAGGTGTTGCAACATTTAGAGGAGACGGTGAATTTATAATGAAAATAAGAAGATTCATACCAGATTTTATTTCACAAACAGGATCTACACGAGTTACATTACAATTAAAAAATTATTCAAATAGCACACAAAGTAGTTCACCTCTTGGACCATTTGACATAACTTCATCTACAACTAAAGTTGATACACGTGCAAGAGCTAGAGCAATTTCATTAAAAATAGAAAACACAGCTTCTGATCAAAGTTGGAAATTAGGAACTTTTAGATTAGACATACAACCAGATGGACGTAGATAATGGCAAAGATAACACAGATTATAACTAGACCAACCCAAGAATATGATTACACCGTAGCAGAGGCTCAAGCTAGAGACTTAGATGGTATAGTGCAAAAATTAAATACCACTTATCAACAAGAATTAAAAGACGAGGTAGAAGCTCAAAACTTCTTTTTAAATTAATGGCTAATAGTTTTAAAAATAAAAAAGTAGATTTAACTACAACTAATCTTACTACATTATATACTGTGCCAACTGCAACAACCACAGTTATTAAATCATTATTAGTGTCTGAGGATGCAGGATCAGGAAGCACAATAACTATAACATTAGTAAATTCTGATGGAAATATATTTAATTTATTTAAAGATAAAGCTATAGGATCAAAAGCAACAACAGAACTTTTAACTCAACCTCTAGTTATGGAGGAGAGCGAAATACTTAAAGTACAGGCTGCTGACGCGAACGAGCTGTTCGTCATAGCCTCAATATTAGAAATACAGCCAAGAGAGGTAACAACATAATGCAAGATCTACCAACAATAACACCAGATAAAGTAATAGAAAAAATAACAAATAAGAAAACAGGAGAAGAATATAAAGATGACAATGAGTGGAAATCAAAAGGAATATCACCTGATGACATCCGAAGAGACGTCACTTTAATGATGCCGAGCCTTGATTTATTTGGAAAAACAAAATAGAATAGAACGATGGCAATAACTAGAGCACAACAAGCAAGACAGATGTTAAAAACAGCAGGAGCTGTGGAACAAGATGGGGTTTTAAATTACATAAAAAACTCTGAATCTGTAACTGTACCAAAAGAATTTAAAGCTAGAAAAAATGCACCAGCAACAAAACTAGCATACATTACAGCTGAGGAAGCTAAGATGTTGAAGAAAATGAAAAAAGGTACACCGCACAAAGGACCAAAAGGTATACCTAGTTATGATTCTTTTGATGCACAAGGTAATTTTAGATCAGGTGCAGAAATGAGCGCTGCAGAAAGCGGTGATAGAGATGCATTTGGTAGAGATCCTGAATCAAGAAAAGAAGCTCAAGATATAAGATCATCTGTCATTGCTGCAGGTGGAGGTCAAAGAGTTAATCCAAGTTTTTTTGATAGTAGAAATACAGTTAGTCGTGATGAATTAGCAAGAGCTAAAGCATTTAATCCTACTGCATTTGCAAGAAATCGTAGAGGCGGTTTTTTGGATTTTCTTACAGGAGGTGGAATTACAGGTGCCTTAATCAGAAAGGTAGGACAAAGATTTGGTTTTGGAAAAACTTTTGATCAACCAACGTATGATATGCGTAACCCAATGGATAAATTTAATAGGTTAGGTTTGTATACAGATAGGATAAGCACTAATCCAAACAATTTAGATATATATAATGAATTTGTAGATGAGGATGATACAACAATACCAAGAATATCGGAAAGAGATATGAGTATACCAATAATTCCAAGAATATCAGAAAGAGATATGAGTATACCAGTAACACCTTTTCAAAAAGATGTGATTGAAGATACACAAGACCAAGCAGACGATCCATTTTTAAAAGGTGCTGTGGCTGATTTAAATAAACCAGGATTAATTCAACTTAGAAATTATCAAAAACAAAAGGGAATGGCACCACTTGATCCAAACATAGATTTTACAGATGAAGATCAAAAAGTGTTAGATGAATTATTAAGAAGAGAAGCAGATCCAGACACAACATATGGTCCAGTTTTTGCAGCTGACGGCGGTATGATAGGTGGAGGCATCATGGATGCTGCAGGTAGACAGAATTATTTTCTAGGTAAGTTAGTTAAAAAAGCTAAAAGAGCTGTTAAGAAAATAGTTAAAAGTCCTATTGGTAAATTAGGTTTAATGGGTCTTGCAACTTTACCTTTTGGAGGTCCAGCCGCAGCGTTTACAAAATTTAAAGCATTAAGTCCAGGTATACAAGCTTTAGTAGGTGGTGGTGCTTTATCAGCTCTTCCTTTAATATTTGGACAAGAAGAAGAGGAACAACCAACAGGATTTACAGGGTCAGTTGGTGGTCAGATAGATCCAAGAGCATACACGGATCCTCAAAGTGTTTTGTTTAGAGCTTTTAGAGCAGAGGGTGGTTCTATGAAAGAACCAGTAGCAAAAAGAACTATGCCATTATTAGATATGGATGGACAAGAAATGGATTTAAGAGCTGAAGGTGGTTTTGTGCCAATAGGTAGAATGGAAAAAGCTGACGATGTGCCAGCTAGATTATCTAAGAATGAATTTGTATTTACAGCTGATGCTGTAAGAAATGCAGGTGAAGGAGATGTAGACAAAGGCGCAGAAGTTATGTATAACATGATGAAAAACCTCGAAGCCGGAGGTGACGTATCCGAAGAATCGCAAGGCTTAGAAGGCGCACGTAACATGTTTCAAACATCAAAAAGATTAGAGGACGTAATATAATGGCTATTCAAGAAACTCGAACATTACCTGCACCATTTGTAGATAAATTAGGCACAGA